GGCGATTGCTCCTGCAGTCTTCGGCGCAGTTACGCCAGGCAGAACGCGCTGGATGCCTTGCCCAACCTTTTCGACTCCAAGATCAATGGCTCCGCCTGTTGCTCGGGCCGCGGTCTCAATCCCCCCGGCGATTCTCGTTGTGGCGCCTAATCCTCTTCCGGCAACTCCGGTCGCCTTCGCTCCTAGTCCAATAAATGGGACTGCGAGCGTCGGATCTAGGACCATGCTCGCGGCCTCTGCGGCCTTCGGTGCGAATGTTCCTTCCGGAAGTCCAATAATGCTTTTCCCTTGAGCCCTTTCGGCATTCATCTTGTCGATCGCCTGCATCTGGTAGTTTTGGTCGATCGTTTTTTGGTTTAGGTACGACTTGTAGTCGTCCTGCATTCCGAGCGCTCCGGCTGCCATATAAGGCGCCTTTTCGATAAATTTAGAAGCCCCGACTGCCATCATCCCAAAGTTCATTGTTCCCCTGGCCCCGGCTTCTAGCAACGTAGCCGGAAGTGAAGGTTCTCCTGGCCTTGGCTCACGCATAGCTGCGGTCCTAAGCAATTCTGGTACGCCTTCTTTAATTACTGGCCCAAAGTACTCCGCGGCCCCGGTCATTCCCGCCCCAATTCTGCTAATTGCCCCAGGCTCAGTAGCCTTCAGAATTGAAAACTCTTCTTCGCTAGCTATGAATGAAGGATCGGATTCGTCCTGAGATCTTAGGAATGATGAGGTCGACGCCTCGTCCATAACAGGCTTGGAGTCAAAAAACAAAACTCCGCCTTGGTAGGCGTTGTGGACTAGCGACGCTTCTTCTTGCGTGAACTCAAAATTTGGATTGTCGCGGTACTGGCGCAGCAAATAATTTGCTGCCTCCAATGGGTCCTGGATGATTTCGTCGGCCATGACCGACTAGCGGTTTTGAATTACCTTGCGGGTGCGAGGATCGTATCCGCCGAATCCGGTAGGACTCATTGGACGTTGTGCGGGTTGTTGTGGCATCTGCTGTTGTCCAGCCTGCCCGGCTTGTTGGCCCTGCGATTGATCGTCCAAGTTCGACTTGGGCAACTCAACGGTTCTTCCAGCAATGCTCTTATAGTCTTCAGCCCTTGCCTTCAGTCTTGTCCTCATGCTCTTAATCGCAGCGAGTGTCGTTGCTGTGGTTGGCCCTGTGAGGGGATTATTGAAACCAACAGATACAGGAGTCGTTCCCATCGGAATAGCAAACTTCCTGGCTGACTCGACTTCGCCTTCTCTTGCTACAGATCCAGGATCAAGAACTTTCGCAAGAGACACTGCGAATAGGTACGGAATTTGCTTTAGTGTCGCGGACCCCTCTGGGTCCATAGTTTCAAAATTTCCGTACTTTTTGACAGTATTCTCGAGCTCGTCTGCCATGCGATATGCCTCGCGGATGTTTGACTCAAACGCAAAATCTGCCTGCGTCAACTCCTTGCCCTTGGCGACAAGGGCTTTCTCCCCGGCGTCCGCAACGTTCATCATAATTCTGCGCTTCTCGGGGTCCTGCTCCATCATCGCCTTTTCTTTGTAGTACTTAACCTTGTTGACCTGACGATCGACGTAGGAGTCAACAAGCTCTTCTGGAAGTCCGGCGGGAACTACGATGCTTGTGCCGGGCGCTGCCCTTGTTCCTGTAGTCTCTGCCAGCCTATTCATTAGCGCAGCCTGCTCGACAGGATCACTCGATGCCATCAATGCTTGCCCAACCCTCTTCGCCTCCTGCTCTGGATAGAGTCTTTGTTTGAGCATTTCAACTCGAAGCGCGCGATCCTGATCTTCCATCGCCTGGCGAGCATCTTCTTTTCTGTACTCTTCTGCCTCGCCCGGCATCGGAATTAATGGTCTTGGTCCTGCCATAAAATTATCCTATCTTGCTGTCCATCCACTTGCGGATAATGGACTTGATTTTTGGTTTATTGCGTATCGACTCCGCAATTCTTTCTCCATACTCAGTGTAGAAATTTCTCAGGTTGTCAGACGCCTTGGTCAGCATCCACTCTCTAAATTGTAGCCACTTGGGATTATCTTCTCCGTAAACCTCTCTAGCTACCCAACAGAATATTCCTCCAGGAATTGCTTTGCCAAGTAAGCCTGCTCCAGCGGTTATATAGTTTGGAGTAGAGTACGCGCTATCAACCTGGGCCTGCGCTCCAACCTGGGCTCCGTATGTGCTGGCCTGGTAATTAGATTGCGAACGATAAAGATCATTAAACGCCTGAGTAAGGGCGACAGGAATGTTTTGATCAACTGCCTGGTAGAACGGAGAGGCAGTAGACGCCTGCTGATTGAATCCACCTGGTAGCGCTTGATTCGCCTGGATGTAGCCCTGCATCGCGCCTTGCTGTTGTGCTGTCCTGGCTTGGGCTAGATTGCCAATGCTGGGTCCTCCCGCAATAAATCCAGCCGCGGCCCCAAGCCTATTCTGTTGGACGCCTTCACGAAGCAATAGATCGCGAGCTCTGGCTGCTCCGGAGGTTTCGCCGGAACCAAGGAACTGTTGCGCGGCCCCAAACCGAGCCAGCTTGCGCTGTTCCCCGGCTGCGCCGATCTGCGCGGCTTCTTGCACTGCTGGTCCGAGACCAAAGATATTGCCCCGGGCAGTTTGAGCTCCGCGGATTGCCTGCTCGTACCCGCGACGTTCTTCCGCACCAATCGTAGATCCAAGTTGAAGCTGATTGATTGCCTCATCTTCAATTGTCCTGCGAAGTTGCTCTGTCTCGGGAGTGGTTGTGGGCCCAAGCGGTTGGGTAGCCATATCCCTGTACTGCCTGCCCAGACTAACCGCTGTCCTGTAAGAATCCGGATCAATCTGATAAAGTTGCTGAGAAGCGCGTTCTTCGGGCAGCTGGACGAAAGATCTGAACGATGTGATCTCTCTCAACCCTTCGGGGCTATCCATCGTAATAGGCGTAAAATTCTTTTGCATATTCTGCGCTTCAGTAACTGCGCTAGTTACGCTTTTTAAGTCATCACCAAGTTGCTTGATGAATACTTCTGAACCAGTCCTGCGAGCGTCACCAGCGGGTAAGCCAGCTAATAGCTGATTGGCCGCATTTAGACGCTCTTGAATGCCAGCAATCTGCGTGTTGCCACGCTCAATCACGCTGTTTAGGCGGGATAGCTTTGAGTTATTGTAATCGTCAACGATCTGATTGTCGGATACTTGGAAGTTTAGCATTGAGCCAAGGTCAGACGATCCGTAGTTACGCCCAGCGGAAAGTTGGGATAAGGCTTGGTTAAAGGCTGGGCCAGCATTAGGATTTTGCATTCCACCTCCACCAGCGGTCAATTCTCGTATTTGAGAAGCAAGTGAGTTTTTGCTTGTCTCATCAGTAAGTTGCTTATCAACACTCTCCTGAAGTTTCGCTATCTTTACTTCATTACTTTTTTGTATTGCCGTAGATCGATCAACTCCTTCTTTTCTTTCAAGCTCTGAAAAGAAAGCGTCTGGATTTGCTGCTGATCCAACAACTCCGTTTATTTCCCAACGTCTTCCCCATTGACGATCATCCCATTGCTTGACTTTCTCTACTATATTTCCATCTTTATCTACGCTGTACTGTATTCTATCGTAAGTAGCCATATTATTTAGTCCCAACAGTTAGGTCTGGATTGCCAATGTTTGTTCCAACCGTACCATAAAAATCAAACGGTCCTGGTTGCCTGTTGACTGCGACATTCTGCTCGACCGATGCGTATGGGCTAGTTCCGTATAGGCGCTCGAACTGGCGGGTCATCTGGTCTCCTAATCCGCGATTTAAAGCATACGCCTGTGGGCTAGTCTCGTAGGCCCTGCGCAGTCCTTCCAGGGTACGTTGCGGTCCGTACTGACGCTCAAGTTGCATTCCGGCCTGTACCCCGGCCTGCTGGTCAAGTGCCGACAATTGGCGCTCCAAGGAACGTTGTTGGGGCATGTACTGAATTCGTAGCTTGTTCTCTAGCTCGGCCATGCCAGGAGCCTTCTCCATGTACGTCTCAATATTTTTCTTGTACGCCTCGGCATTGGCCTGCGCTACGGCCGCGGGATCGGGCGGGGGAGGGGGCGCGGGAATAGAAGGTGAGCCACCCATTAGACCCTTGCCTTTTTCATAAAATTCATATAGTCATAACTCCTGTATCTTCCAGAACGGTTAAACGTAATACGTTTACGAATGCCAAAACGCTCCCAAAGGAGAAGCAACAGGCACCTCAAGGAGATAGCACCCTTTGAGGAGATCGTCAAGTCTACAAAGACATTGTCCCCATCCTCAGAGTGAACGTAGTGGTCGGGCTTTTGGCCCTCTTTAAGACACCTAGCTAGCGCCACCCCAGCGATGCCATTCGAGTCCTCGACGATGCCGACCATGCCCTGCCTCTCAAACCAATTAAACCAATCAGATAGGTTAGGCCACATGGCCTCCGGAACACCGCTTTGCTCAATATATTCCACGGCCGTCATACGTTCTTTTGCACCTCAATGGTATCTGGGTTAGCTGCGAGCAATATTCCTCGAATAGAAAGTTTCTTGGATGGTGCGGAAACGATCATACGCATATTGCGCCACTTTTGATAGGATCGAAGGCTGTTAGCAATGCGTTTTACGGTTTGTGCAGATAGCGTAGCTGGCAGGGTAAATGGAAGGGTAATTCCACCAGCAGAGCGTGTGTCAACATTTGAGGCTATTCCTACTGTTGTTCCGTCCGTATCGCGCCTCATGCTGATACTAGCGTTGGTAGATCCAGAGTTAAAGAACTCAATCTCGTAGTGCGATCCAAACTTCTGCGCTACGCGATCATCAAACTCGTAAGCCTTAGATGTGACTGAACTTGTGTAGGTTCCTGTGGAAGCATAATCCACATAGTCTGATGTTGGGTCGGATGAGTCTGCATCCTTGTAGCCAAGATAATGACCAACCCTGCTTGTGGGACTTCCGAATGCAAGTTTTTGTGAGTTTGTTGCAAATCCAGAAGAGAAGTTTGTAATCACCATTCTGGACGCAGCGATGCTCCACAAGCCTTCAAAGGCATTGAACAACGCATTGTAAACCAGAATATGGCTAGGCGTGATTGCGGTATCCAGCGGGATTGCCAGAAAGTACCTATTGTTATAGAACGCAGCGTTACAAAGCGTCACATAGTTCTTGTTAATTCTGGCAATGATATTCTTGACAGGCTCGCTGATTGGCGTTCCTACAATATAAAAGTCATCAGCAATAGACCTAGCTACAGACCTAATTCCGTCATTGGATAAAAAGAATACGTCTTTATTGACGAAGTTGACAGACCTACCAGAAACGCATCCAATCCTGTCGTTGAGTAGTCGCACCGTCCAGCCAGCCGCAGTTGTTGCTGTAGGATCAGCCGCTACCAAGTAAATCTTATTTGGCTTGAAGACAAGTATTTCGTAATCGTAGAAAGGTTGGATGGCCACAATGTCCTCGCCATCATCACCGCCAACAATGATGCTGTTGGTTGACTTCCACACTTCGGCATCAAGGATGTCAGATGCGTAAAGAGTGTTTCTGTCCGCTCCAGTTCCTACTGCAAAGATTCTATTAGTAAACTGCCTAACCAATCGAAGTGCAGGCGGAGCAAGGTTAGACACGCTGGCTGTGGCCGCCGCACCAGATCCACCGCCACCAGTAAATGTTATTGCTGGTGCTGACGTATATCCAGATCCAGCAAAAGTTACATTTACTGTTCCAACACTATGTACATTCATTACGGCAGTTGCAGTAGCTGTTGTTCCATACGCAACATTGGGAGCAGCAATTGTAACAGTTGGAGTCCCAGCATTATATCCAGTACCACCACTTGTAACAGTAATCGAAAGAATGCTTGTACCTTGACGATGCGTTGTTGTCCCATCCGAAAAATGAAGGTTACTACTTCCATCGGTAAAATACATTCGGTTGTTGAACTGAGAGAAGTCAACCTGGGCGCTCTGGTTGATCACAGTCCCGCCAGTAGTGGAGAAGGTAGATGAGCCGGTAGATCGAAAGATGGTTCCGTTGGTAGCCACAAACAAGGACTCAATCAATGGCGCATCGAAATAGTGCATCCCTTGTATGCTTGATCCTCCAGACACATTGGTTGACATGGACTCAATGCCAAGGCGGGATTCAAGATTCCCACTTGGGCTGATGGTCATGTTGACCAACTCGCTGGCTTGATTGTCGCCAATTAAATTTGGCGTAATGCCAGAAACCTGACCACCTTCAAAACTTACAGATGCAGCTATAGCGAGCAGATCATCCAAATTGTCCTGGAAGTATGGCATGGATTAAACCGCTATGTCTGTGATGCTATATTCTCCGAGGCTAGACGGAGTGATAACCTTTATTCCTCCGACCTGGCTCATTTCGTACTGCGCCATGGCTGCTAGGTCAGCATTCGCAGCTGAAACAACAGCCTGAGCCTTTGCGTACTGTCTCTCCCTTTCCAAGGCGTCGGCGTGGGTAAGGGCGAGAACTACATGCTGAACGTGCGGAAGGCGAAGTTCGTCGCCCAATGCCGATACGCTCGGAGGAAAATCAACAACGTTATTCTGCCTTGTGACGCATGAAATTTTTTCTATTACCTTTAATGGTGTTGTGCTCGTCGTGTTCAGAATTGGGTACAGATCAATCTCGGCTGTTCCAGAGGTATTCCTTCCCTTGAAGTAATACTGACTCGGAGTTCCGGTCCTGTCTGAATCAAGAAGGTCGGCGTCCTGGCTTATGATTGTTTGAAGGTCAACGGACGGCAACTCACTATCTCCGTATGCAACTGATAGAGGATTCTCGACAATAGACCCGAGGGTAATTGTTCTGGTTGAAGTCGAGACTGAATAGGTTGAGTTCGTAATACTCTCCCGCCAGGGTGCAAAGTTCCACACCCGCCTATAGTTCAAGCTGGCTGACTTTTGCAGGAAGGTAAGCGTATCCGAGTCGGTCTTGCCGATCTTCTCGCCAGCGTATTGGGCGATTTCAGTTAGGGTCAAGCGGCCTCCAAGGTTGCCACTTTGGATTCTAAGAACTCCACTTTCTCAATCAGCTTTTGAATTGTTCCGTACATAGCCGCATAAATCTGATCGGAATTAAGATCCTTACAATCTTCAATAACCTCCTCGCTAACCAATCTCTTCTCTGTCTTTGTTTTGGCTACGCCATTCTCATCAAGAACAGCATTACCATCAGAATCCAATTCTGGTGTGACTACATCTTCAAAGACTTGGTTGTAAGCAAATCTGTTTGTTCCAACGGCTTTAGGAAACACCGCTTCTACATCTTGTGCAATCCAGCCCAATTTGCTCCTGTCTTTTACCTGCCCTTCGGAATAAACTTCGCTCCTCCAAGTATAGCGTTTAAGTGGAACTTGCTTAACAATTTCGTAACACCGATCATTGTCAGCGTTTGTAATGTTGGTTTTTAACCTTTGGTCAGATGCAATCGTCCAAGTGTTAGTTGAGGGCTTCTTTGCGCTGTCAGTTGATAGTTCAAGTTGTGCTGAAGGACTCGCAGTCCCAATCCCAATATTCCCACCCGCAGCAATGCGCATGCGTTCTGTGTTCGTGGTTTGGAGTACAATATCCCCCGCTTCTTCTGTCCTTATAACTAGGCCTCCAGTTCCCCTGTTTGTCAGGGCTGTATCGGCATTTGCCCCAGTGTTTTGCCTTATAATTCTAAATCCGTAATCTGTATATGTGTCATCTCCTGTGAAATCAATTCCAGCAACCCTATTTCCAGTTTGACCAGATTTTCCAACCTCAAGACCTTGAAAATTGCCCAAACCATAAACATCTAGTTTTGATGCAGCCGCAGTTCCACCAGTCCCAATCCCAACATTGCCGCTCGAATCAATGCGGAGGCGTTCTCCGTTGTTGTAAAACGTGATTGGGTTTCCCTCTAGCTGAAGTTGTGAAGCCCCAGAATAAATTTCAAGCGGAGAATCAGTTG